CCCAGCGGCGCTCCACCCGAGACAAAGATACGTACCCGTCCGCCAAAGGCCTCGCGCACCTTGGCGTAGACCAGCTTGTCCGCGAGCTTCCATCCCAACGCAGACGGACGCTGCCCGGCGTAAACCTGCTGCGCAAAGCCGGATGTCTCGGCGCGGGCAAGGTAGGTAAGGGCGGCATCGGCGAAGACCTCTCCTATAGTTTCCTGCGATTTCGCGCTCAACACGATCTTGCGGGCGATGGTCCTCTGGGTTGAAAACGTGGTAGCCATTGAAGCTCCTTTCGCTCAGTTGAGCGGAAATTCCTGAACCGGGTGAATGATGCGAACACTGTGGCAGAGCACATTGCCGAAGAAAACCAGCTTTACTCCCTCGGCCTGCGGCGGTCCCGACCAGTCGAACTGGTTGCCGAAGTGGCGATTTGCAAATGCGCCGAACACTGCGCAGATGGCCTCGATCTGCGCCTGCCAGATCGGCTCCGAGACGCCGTCTTGAAACGCCATAAAGCCGGTCATGACGATGTTGTGCGTCCGGCTGTAGGCCTGCATGGTCTGGTCCTTAGCCGGCGACGATTCGCGCGTCACCATCCAGGTGCGCACGATCGGGGCGCCTGGGTCGGTTGTCGCATCCATAAACAGATCTCTGAACTGACCGTCATTGTTCGAGAAGCGAATTTGGTTGTAGACGTTTGGCCCCACGCCCGGCACGGTTTTCAGAAGTGCGTAGACGGCGGCGATGGCTGTTTGCGCGCTCATGCCATGGCTCCTGCGAATCCGTGTGCAATAAAGGCTGCGCCGATCGCGTGCTCCAGCGCTGCCGGGGCCAGCGGTTCCAGGTCGGCCAGGGCGCGGGAAAACATCTCGTGGCCTTGCGTGCCCTTTTTCTTCATGGACATCGAGATGGCAAACGCCAGGCTCAGCGCCTTCTTTTCGTCGTCGATGCCAAACTTCTTCTGCACCCAGGCCAGCAGCGCGGAGGGCGGCGGCATGTGCGGCTTTGAACCCGTCTCCACCGGAGCCGCGTACACGTCGGCGCCCACCGCGGGGCTCACACCGATAATCTCCCGGCACATCGAGGCCTCGCGCAGAAACGTCGGCGTGATCGAAGCGGCCAGGTTGCCGAAGGCCACGGCCGGCGGTAGCGCGCCGTACGGGGTGGCGATGTACTCCTGCACCATCTCCGCACCCTTGATGCCGAGGGCTTCGAGACCGGCCTGGACGCCTTCTTCGAAGGCGGCAAGCATCGCTGGCTCCAAGGTTTCCGTTCCGCTGATCTTCGTCGCCCAGGCCATGGTTTCTTACCTCGAATATTTGTTGTGGACCAGCCGGTCCACGCCGCTGTTCTGCTCCAGATACTGGTTGCCCAAGGAAAATGCCGGACCAACTTCGTCCTCGCCCGTCGCGCCCTCTTCCACGCCCATGTGGTTGTAGTAGCGCTTGCGCAGCGCCTTGGCCACGGCCAGCATCTCGGCCGACTTCGAGCGGTACTGCACCACGTCCGCCTGAAGCGTTGAGTCGCCCGTACCCACATAAAAGGACGCCAGCCGCTCCGCGCCCAGGCTCGCGGCAAAGTCAGTCACCGCGTAAAAGTCCTTGTCAGGCACGGTGGAACCGTCGCGCAGATGGCGCGCTGTCCAGGTCAAGCGGAGGGAATCGCCCGCCTGGGGCGTATCGAAGTTGATGAGGATCTGATCCGGCTTCCCAGGCGTGCGGTAAACGCGGAAATCGGAATCCAGAATAAGCTGCGGCGGCTGCTGGCCGATCGGGAACTCGATCTGCTGGATCACAGAGAAGTTTGATTCCCACACCGGCAGATTGGCGCCTTCGCCCGGCGCCACCGGAAGCGGGATGTAGTTGCTGCCGTTTCCCTCGACATCGCTCACCAGGTAAAGCGGCGCATCCTGCGAATAGCGCTCCAGGATGGCGCGGGTCACCAGCGCGGCCAGCGACGAAGTGATGAGGCCCGCGTCGTCCGAAAACACGTTCGGGATCTCCGCCACAAAGTCCGAGATTGCGTAGGGAAAGGGCACGTTCAAGCCTTTGAAGGTTGGGAGGCTCCCCTCTCAGAGAGCCTCCGGTTGCCAAAACCCAGGTACGCGCCGGTTACCCCTTGGGAGGGAGGCAATCTGGGCATCAGAAACCTGCTAAACGTCCACTTCCACGATGTCCAGCACCACGAACCCAGCCTTGGGCACCGTGGTTGCCGGAACGCTGGCCAGGTCCACCGTGACGACGTCGCCCTTGTTGAGGCGCGCGCCGCCGGGAAACTGGGAACCCTTGGTAATGGCAGTGCTGATCGACTTGCCCGCGGCTGCGCCGGCGATCGACAAGCTGGCGGCCGCATTCACGGCCACGCCGTTGATGTTGACATTGACCGCCGTTGCTCCGGCGCCCGTGCCGGTATCGCTGAGGCAGAGTTGCGCGCCCGCAACGCGCTGCGGCCGGGGCGACGTATAGGTCACCTGGCCAACGCTTGCCGCCAGCGGCGCGGGCAGCGGAAGAGTGAGTGTGCTTCTACGGAAACTGTCCTGCATGAAATCCTCGCTTTTCATTCGCGGCCCTGGACCGACTCCAGGGCCGCGCCAGCAATGCATCTACTGCGCTGTTGGTTGGGTATCTCAGCCGGCGACGACGTTCTTGCCCACGCCGCGGAAGTCGATGATGGCGCCGTTGAAGACCATCTTCACCTTGTATTGCAGCTCGTCCATCGTGAACTGGGTTCCGATGGTGGGCTGGTTGGCGAGGAAGATCTGCGGGTTCTCGATGCCGTCGAGGAACCCGATTTCAAGGAAAGGAGCGTTGTTCTGATTGGTGCCGTAGTACCAATCGGTTACGTCGGTGAGCTTCTCGTTGACGAAGATCCGCTCATTGTTGGCGCCGAACCGCTGGTAGAAGGCGTTGCTGCCGGCGGTATTGGTCTGGTTGATCTGGCGTGCGGTGGCGGCCAGGGCCGGAGGCACCATGATCCAATCGAGCGGCAGCCCCAGAGGTTCGCCCGAATCCTTCTCGGTCTGAGTCATCAGCGCGATCTCGGCCACGATCAGCGCGTCCTGCGAAAGGGCGGCTGAGCCAAGGTTCAGATGCGCGGCGTTGAACCAGGCCACGGCATCGGCGCCATAGTTGGGGTTGCTGGCAAAGAAGTTGGTGATGTAGTTCTTGAGCGTCCAGCGGCCGGCCCGCGCCAGGCGGCCGGGGAAGCGGGCGATTGCGCCCAGATCGTCATTGCGGATCGTCTCCTCAGAGATCGAGAGAATATTGCCGCGTTTCTGCATCTGGTAGCTCACGCGCTCATCCGTGGGCTTGGCAATTTCCGTGTAGCCCGGCGTGCCTTCCGCCACGATCGGCAGCTCGCCGAAGTAGCCCTCACGCACCCGGTCCTGCAGCTTGTAGTCGCTGATCGAGGCCTTGGTGTAGAGGTTCGACAAGCCATCGAGCGCCAACTCCGCCCAGTCCTGCAACAGACGCTTGGTCATGGAGTTCAGCAGGATGTTGGGGAAGTCGCCCGTCATCACAGCTTCCGAAGCCAGCATGCGGGTGCCGCTGAAGCCACCGCCGCCCGTCAGGTTGCTCAGGTCGTAATCCCCCGTGATGGTGGAGTAGGCCTCGCGCAGACCCTTGAATGCCGGCACGCCCTTGTTCATCGAGTCCTTGATACCCAGGGCCGCTTCCATAGCCAAGTGAAGCTTGTCGGCGGAATCGAGCGTGATCGCCGAGCCGGGACGCACGCGGCCCACATTGTTGAAGGCGGCAAAGGCGGTACGGACACTGGTGATTTCCGCGTCGATTGCGGTCTGCGGCAGATCGGCCTCGGCGACCAGGGCGGACTCCAGGTGTGTGCGCGCCAGGTCCTGCGCCGGCTTGGGCAGCTTCGAGCTGACCAGAGAGGTTTCAATCCGGTTGCGGCTCTGGATGCGATGCGCCTCGGCGAGCTGCGTAGCGGCCTCGGCTGCGGTCACAGTCACAACGGGCGCGGCTGCGGCCGGCGTCTCGGTGAAGGCGGTTGTGACCGTCTCCATGAAGGCCGGGTAATCGGCCTCGGCAACGGTGGCGAACTTCAAACTCAGCTCGGCGCAGCGCGCGGCGTTCTTTTGCCGAAGCGCTTCGAGCAGTCGAAGAATGGAATTCTTCATGGGTGCTCCTTCGGTAGCGCTGGCAGCGCCGCCGCGGTTGGGACGATTGGGAACAATCGCCAGGGATTCAGGTTTGACCGCACTCAACTGTGCGGCCGACAGTGTGCTCGCCACGTCGCTATTGGCAACGAGGAACTTTCCGCCCGCGCCTCCGCGAGCGCAGAGGTCGACAGAAAAGAGAGTGTCCAGGCTTTCAGACACCAGGCAGTCCTTGCCCTCGATCCGGCCGGCCTTGAACTTCACATTCATCAGGGCCGAGGTGCCGAATAGGTTGAGGCGCTTCGCTTTCCGTGCGTCGTCAAGCTTCGACCGCAAATCGGACTCGGCAGAAAAGAGATTGACGGTGGTAATGGCCTGAGTCCCGTCAAACGAGCCGCCCTCCATCCAGCCCGCAATGCGGTCAGGGTCGACCGCGCCCGTCGGGTCCGGACCTCCAATCTCTGGATGCCGGCGCCCAAAGGGTTTTCCGTGGACGGCCTCAGCTACTTGCTTGACCACCTCGGGAGTGTAGTAGTGGGGGACCCTCGCGCCACTGATGCCGCCCGTTGCCCAGCCCGCACGAATCGCGACGATTGGATAACGGCCGGGCTGCTGATCGGCTTCCGCCTCGCTGGCAACGAACTCGCATTCGGAGGCAACAGGCACGTACGCCGTCGTGACTTCCTGAGCGTCGCCAAACGTGACGGTCTCGCCGTCGATCGTGTAGGGAATGCGAAACAGCTTCGATTCCGGGCCCCGCGCAATCACATAATCGCTGAACGTCTCGTAGAGATAGAAGCGCGAGCCCCCATCGGTGTCGAGACCGAACTGCTCCCGCAGCGCGCCGCCGATTAGAGACTGCTGTTCATCGAGCGAAAGATCCGCTTCGGCTGCAAGAAGAATAGCGCTCCGCAGAACTGTTGCAGTCCTGCGGAGCTGGTGCGCGAATTGAAGTGGTTGCTTCATTCGAACCTCGTTGTTACTTCTCTGTGGCGGCAGCCTGGGTCTGAATTGCCGCGATCAAGTCCGCCTTGCTCGATGCCGGTTCGAGAGTCAGATCGTGCACTTCGGCGGCATGCGCAATCAGTTGCTCCTTCGTCATCTTCGAAAGATCGACAGACTGAGGAGCCGTATCGGCGATTGGGAATGCGTACTTGCGCCCATCGACGGTTACACACACACGCGTCGGAACGCTCTTGATGGTGCGATCTTCCCTGAGCAAGACTTGCCACTCTTGTAGTTTCGCGATTTCATCGGCGGAAGTAGGCGCGGGAACGGCGAGGAGCGCGTTTGCGCTCTTGAGCGCCACCGTGCGCTGGGCCGACTCATTGTCTGGGTAATCAAGCTTTGCCTGAGCGAAAGCTTTGGTGTAAGCTGCCGCCCACTGTTTTGAGGCTTTGTCCGACATGTGCTCCGGAGCGCTGGGAATTGCTGAGACTGTTGCCATGGTTCTTTCTCCTATGCAGCTTGGGTTGTGACCGAGAGGCCGTAGCTTTTGAGCAACTGGCGTTCCTGGTCAGTGGGTTTTAATTGGTCATCGTCCAGGTGTGGTAGCACCAGGCAATGGCAGTTGATCGTGTTCTCCGCAGATCCGGAAGGATCGCGCGGATACATCAGCTCTTCGCCTTCCACAAGGAAAGGCTCGCCGGGGTTGCGGATTTGGCCATCGGCCAACAGGTGCCCGACCCGCGGCACAAGCGCTACCGGGATGTGCTTCCAGATCTCCTTCAGCCCCGGATGCCGCGTGGCCAGGTCGCCGATCCGCGCCACCGAGGCCAGCGAGTGGATGCGCATCACCTCGTTAGTTGCGATCGACATGGCCTTTTCGCCGACCTGCGAAAAGAGCCCGGAGAACTTACCGCCTTCAAGCGTGGTGCCGATCTGCTCCACGAGTTGGGTAAGATTGGCACGGCCTAGGTAGCCCCTCTGAATGGCCGCATTGATCTTGGCGCCCATGTCGCCGGTCAGGCCGCCAATCAGGTCCGCCGTATATCCCTGGACAACTTGGAGCGCCGCGCGGTCGATCACCGGCTGAATCAGCGTTGTACCCGTCCCGGCCGCCACTGTTGCGTCCACGCTCGCCGCCGCAACTTTGTAGGCTTTATCCTCGTAGGAGTTCACCTGATGCGTGGCCGCGTCCCGGAATTGAGCCATGGCCCGTAGCACTTCAGCTCTCAGTGCTTTCAGACTCGATTCCGAATAGCTCTTCAGATTCGTGTGCGCCAGGTCGGCGAGGATCTCGCGGTTCAGATCGTCGAGCAGCTTCAGGATGGCGCGGCGCACCTCCGGCGACAGCTCCCCGGCCTGGCTGACCAGCAGGTTGAGCTTTGCCGCGTAAGCCTGTGCGCGCGAGTCCGCCATCAGGCCACCTGCTCTCTGGCTTCGTCTTCGTCCAGCAGATCGTCGTCCGGGCCTTTGCCTGTCTTGTCGGCCGCGTTCGGCTGCGAGGTCTTCAGCGAGCCCAGCGCCTGGGCCAAGGCCGACTGCGGGAAGAGCTGATCCTGCTGCTTGGCCGCGCGGTCTTGCTTCTCCTGTTGCGCGGCCTCGTACTCTTCGGCCGAGTCGTCAATGTCCACGCCGATCTCAGCCAGCAACGTATGGAAGGCCCGCGCAGCCGTCGCTCCGGTCACCCAGCCTTCCTGCTGGCCAACCTGCATGGCGGTCGCCACGCCCGTCAGCGTCTGCGCGCCTTTCTCCAGATCCTTCACCGCGATCTCAGGAAACTCGATCGAGAAGGAAAGGTCCACCCCTTGCGGCAGTACCCCGGCGCGCTGCGCGCAGCTCAGCACAAAGTTCAGCACCGACTTGATGCAGCGCGACATCAAGTTCTGCCGCTTCTGGATCTTCTTCGTGAACGGCGCATTCATTTCCAGCGCCGATGCGCGGTTGGCGTCGTCGCCGTCGCCCATCAACACGGGAGGAATTCCGGCGCCTCCCAAGCCGTACTTCTTCACCATGCCCGCGCCGGCCGCCATATCCTGGCCTTTGAAGTCCGGCGTCTGCGCCTGGATCTTCAGCTTCTCATTGCTCACGATGACGCCGCCCTGGCGCGGCGGGTCCTTGGTCAATTTGTTCTTGTACTCATCAACCTTCTTGGGGTCCGCTCCCTCCAACGTGTAATGCCACACAAAGGAATTCAGAAACCGGCACTTGTCTGCAAAGTCGAAGATCATCTGGTCGAAAACATCGATCCAGTCAGCCAGGCTGAACAACTCGCTGAAGCCGCGGCTGGCGCTCTTGGCCTTGTTCAGCGCGAAATAGAAGCACTCCCCGTCAAGCTGGCCATAGTTCTCATCGTTCGGGTCCTCGATGCGGCGAACGATCAGCATCGGCTTCTGCAGGACCTCGCCCACCTCGCGGCGCAGCCGGACAGCATACGGCACGTTGATCGAAGCCGTGCCGTCCGCCGTGGCCATCTCCGCGAACTGGATGGTGTCGATATTCATCGGATCGATATAGCCGACGCGCACCCTACCATTGACCGGATTGACGGCCACCGGCACGCACAACTCGCCAAACGTGGTCTTCTCGTCGCACCAGGTCTCGATATTGGCGTCCATGTCATTGACTTCGTCGTTCCAAAAGTCGTCGATAACCTGCTGCACGCGCGGGTCCTTGGCTGTGACCCGCACGCCTTTGCCCAGGGTGTAATCGGTGAGGATCTCCACGATCCGTTTACCGAAGGGCGTCGTCACGGCCAGGAAATAGCAGACCTGCAGCATGCGGTCATGCATCAGCGGGTTCAGATCGCGGAGCGTGGCCAGACTGGTGATGCGCCGGAAACCCGGATCTTCGCCGTCGCCGGTGGTCAAGGTGAAGAGCTGTGGCGCGACGGCCTCGGCCGCCAGGCGCTGCTCGGGCGTGATCTTGCCCGTGCCCAGCATCTTGTACGCCGCGGTCAGCATCGGAATGTCGCTCTCGGCCACGTTCGACAAGCCAGCCTTCACCAGCGCCCCGCGCACGGCCGCTTCATCCGCGTCCTCGCGCGCATCATTCCAACGCTTGGCTTCGCCCAGGTTGAGCATCGTCATGCTATTGCGCTCGGCAATCGAGCGGCGCTGCAGCCAATTCTTTACGCGTCCCGGAATCAAGCCCATCTGGATCTCCTGTCGCGGCGCACGAAGTCGTCGCCGCCCCGGCTCTGGCCGGCGAGTACTTCGCCCCGGCCGACGCCGGATTCCCGGCCGCCCACCTGAGCGTTGCTGCTGGCGATTGCTACCTGAAAGTTGATCGTGCGGGCGAGCTGCACCGCGCCCTGCAGCGCGTCGGCCTGATCGTCCTTGATCTTTCCCAGAAAGAGGAGCTGCTGGATCAGCGTCTTTTGCGTCCCATCCAGGCAGAAGCGGATGGTTCCGTTCTCTACCAGCGACGAGATGCTGGAGATCCGGAGAAACTTGTCCGTCAGGTTGGGCACGCCGACAACGTTGATATAGCGGCCCGTCACCCGGCTCTGCTCTTCCATCTCCTGTTTCAGAGCGTCCTGGTACGCCTGGTTCTCGATACCCACAACGACCGGTTGTTCTTCGTCGTAGCGGTTGAGGATGAATTCCTTTTGCTTGATGTACGGAAGCTTCACGCCTTCCGCGCGCTCGACATGCAGGAAGCCATTCGTGTCGATTGCCAGGGTGACGCTGGCAAAGAAATCCGCCCGCTTCTTCAGGCTGATCGCCGGATCGTAGTAAGTGACCCGGACACACGGTTTCTGTTGCAGCTCCTCGCGCCGGTAGGCGTGGCGAATGATCCATCCTTCCTGAAACACCTGAGTGTCTGCGCTGATCGGCCGGTTGCGGAACTCCTGGTTAAAGAAGACCGACCCGACATCGCCTTCCTTTTCCTTCAGCGATTGCAGATCCCACTTCTCGGGCCACAGCACGGACTCCGGAGTCCACTCGTCGTCTACGGCCTCGTAGGTGCGTTTGATGAACCGCTTGAATTTCTCCGGGTCCAGCAGGTTCGACAGGAACGAGTCGAAATGCTGAATGGTGCCGACGGCGAAGATCTGGGCGTTCTTGCCCAGGCTCATCACCGTGCCCTTGAACCACTTGATGAGCTTGTCGCGCGTCTCCGGATTGTCTACGGACTCTTCATTCTCCAGATCGTCGAGAATAATCAGGTCGGGGCGGTATTGCCGGTAGCGCAGGCCGCGCATGCTCTGGCCGGCGCCACGCGCGACAATCGAGATCCCGGTGTTCGTCCGGCAATCGTTGACATCCCACTTCTTGTCGCCGACCAGGTCGCCGAAATCCTCGCGCAACTTGGCGTTGGTTTCCAGCTCCTCTTTGATGGCTGCGAGCTGGAGTGCGGCGTTCGCCTGGTTGTCACCGATGAGGACGATGAACCAGCGCAGCTTGTAGCAGATGCAATAAAGCGAGAAGATCACCGAAACGACGGTGGACTTCGCATGCTCGCGAGGCGCGGCGATGGCCGCATATTGCTCGGTGAGCAGAATGGTGTATAGCTCACGGTGGAAGACTGCCGGCGCGATAAACCGCCCGGTCTCCGGGTCCACCATGAAGTGCCGGAGATACTTGACGGCAAAGTCGGTGATCTGGTCGGCCAGGTCCCACGCCTGCGAGAGAATTACAGAGGCGTCCGCCTTTTCCGCCCGCGACTTGACCGGAACTTTTGAGAACACAGACCGGAGACCAGCTCCGGCTTCCTCAAGCCGCTGTCGCTTCGATTTGCTTTGCGAATGCTTCAGCGGCATGAGATAGCTCCGTAATCAGTTCGTCTTGAATCGGGTCGAGAACTTCCCGCACCTGTTTACGAGTGCGCAGCTTCTTGAGCAGATCCTGGGCGGCCAACAGGTAAATCTCTCGCGGATCGCCAGCCTCGGCCGCCAGCTTGGCCCGCTCGGCATCGATCTTGGCCAGGTCGGCCTCCACGCGCTTGGCCTGCAGCTCCACCCGCTGCAGCCGTGACATGGTCAGAGCCAGGGCGTTCAGTCCCTCCAGGAACTTGCCGCGATCCGCGCCGCCCACACCCTGCATCAAGCTGAACACCTGGTCGCGCATGGCGTTGATCACCGCGGCATTGCCTTCCGGCAAGCTTTTAGTGGCCAGGGCCGCCGCCCATTGGCGCGCCTGCTCCCCTTCGACAAGCACCTGCTGGCGCACCTGCGAGATGCGCAGATCGAACCAGCGCTGAAGCGACGACTTCGCCAGCCGCATCTCCGGGAACAGCTCCAACACCTTCAGGTCGAGCGACTCCCAGTTGATGAATCCGCCGCCGTCCTTTTCCCAGTTGGCGCTGAAGGGCTCGGCCGAGCGGCCCTCGATCTCGATCCACGTCGCTCCCCGGTCGTAGAGCAGCTTGATTGCATCGCGCACGCTCTGCGGCAGCTTGTCGATCTTGAGCGGCTGATTCACTTCCCGCTTTTCGCCGGTCCTTGGTCTGGGCTTTGTCACTGGTGATCTTCCTCAATTTCCACTGCCACGCCGATAGGCACTATCGCAAATCCGTGGTTTGCGCAGACCTGTTCTACAAACTGAGCGAATTGCCTCTCGGCTTCCTCACGGCTGCATGTGGGCGAAGGACTAAACCAACAAGGAGGATTGGCCCATGCAGCCAGCGCTTTTCCAAGAATGGAACTCGGTTCCTCTGGCATCAGACTTCTCCATCAGTCAAGCAAAACGTCGTCGTTGCTCTTGCGCCGCACCACCAAACCGAGGCCCTTGGCGGTCAGAGCGATTTCCGTGATCTCTTTCCGGCCGCTGATCTCGTTGGCGTGCTGATTGAAATCCAGATATTCCAGGACCTGGAGATCCTGCAGCAGCGTCAACACCTGGTCGCGCCCCACGCTTTGGCCCAACTCCTGCATCATGGCGAACACTTCAAAGTCGTCCATGCGCGAGAGCTGCGCCTCGTGCCCCTGGCGCACCAACTTCAGGATGATGCCGCGCCGCCGCTTCGTCAGTACCAGCTCCCGCTCTCCGCTCATTGCCCGTTCTCCCCGCCTTCATGCCGCCCTTGTGCGCCGCCGTTCAGGCGTGCGTGCAATCCCTGGACCGATGCGGCTACTTTGTCCAGCACAACGTCTTGCTTATCCAACCGCTCACAAATAGAGCCCAGCTCCCGGCCCGCGTAGATTGCGAGCCGTCTTACCTCTTCCGCCTGCCGGCCGCCTTGTTTGGCCAGCTCGGTCAGAGCATCGGCTTGGCGTCCGCTTGCGTGCGCCTGTTGCTGCACGCCCTCCACCACCGAGCTGAAAGTGGTTTGGACCGTGTCGTTCATCCGCGAGAGAAAGCGGCCAAGAAACATCAACCCCAGCAGGGCGAGGAATGGCCACGGCCCCCACTGCGCCAAGAG